TGCTGATAACATCTTCATTCTTGGTCGCCAACAAGAGAAAGATGGAACTGAAATTACAGGTTACAATTTCATTATTAATGTGGAGAAATCTCGTTATGTTAAAGAAAAATCTAAAATTCCAGTTAGCGTTTCTTTTGATGGTGGTATTAACAAGTGGTCTGGCTTACTTGACCTCGCACTTGAATCCGGCCATGTTATCAAACCAAGTAATGGTTGGTACTCAAAAGTTGATAAAGAAACCGGCGAAATGGAAGAAAAGAAATATCGGGAAAAAGACACGAGCAGTTCCGAATTTTGGATTCCCATTTTGAAGCAACAATCTTTCCGTGATTTCGTGGAAAGTAAATATCGTGTTGCTGCCACAGAAATCTTACAAGATTCTAGTATTGAAGAAACATTTGAGAGTGAATAATGATAGAAGGTATTGATTACTGCTTCATTTATCCCAAAAATGATGGCACAGCAGTCCACATAAAATTTTTGGACGGACCTTATAAAGATACCGTTTTCAAATATGGCAAAGTAAAATTCAAAGAAGAAAATGAACAGGTCTATTTACTTTTTGCTTATGATGTGTTAGAATCACCAGTTAAGAAGCCAAGTAAATTGGAAAAAGATATTGACTTTAAAAACTACATTGGTGATCTATTGGTAGAACTAATGTCTGAAAACATGGAACAGGATATTATTGATGAAACTGGAACAGACGATTCTAAAGAATCTAATTTACAATGAAGAATATTTACGCAAGGTATTACCTTTCATTAAACCAGAATACTTCACGGATAGGACCGATAGAACAATTTTCAATGAAATTTCCAAATTCGTTGAAGCTTACAATTCTACACCGACGGCTGAAGCAATTGAATTGGCCATCAAAGAAGGGAGAAATCTCACGAATGAAGAGGTGGAGAAGTGCGAATCTAATTTACAAGAGATTGTTAAAGCTAAAGATGAACAGTCCAAGATTGACTGGTTGGTTGATAAAACCGAAAAATTCTGTCAAGAGAAGGCCATATACAATGCAGTATTGGGGTCTATTTCAATCCTTGATGGGAAAGATAAAACACAAGATAAAGGGTCCATACCTAAATTACTCTCCGATGCCTTGGCGATAAGCTTTGACAATTCGGTTGGTCACGATTATTTGGAGAATAGCGATGAACGTTTTGAATTCTATCATAGAAAAGAAGAACGAATTCCTTTTGACCTTGACTACTTCAATAAGATTACAAAAGGCGGTCTTCCTGTTAAAACTCTTAACATTGCCCTTGCTGGGACTGGTGTTGGTAAGTCTCTCTTTATGTGTCACGTTGCCGCTGGTTGTATGGTGCAAGGCAAAAATGTATTGTATATCACTATGGAAATGGCTGAAGAAAAGATTGCAGAAAGAATAGATGCCAATCTTTTGAATGTAAGTATAGATGATCTTATCAATCTACCAAAAGAAATGTATGATAAGAAGATAGAAAAACTCCGTGCTAAAACTGTAGGTAAACTAATTATCAAGGAATATCCAACAGCTTCGGCGTCCGTAACACATTTTAGGACACTATTAAATGAACTCAATCTCAAGAAAAGCTTTGTTCCTGATATTATCTTTGTGGATTATCTCAATATTTGTTGTAGTTCTCGTATTAAAGCCGGAGCTAATGTTAACTCTTATACCTACGTCAAGGCTATTGCCGAAGAATTGCGAGGTCTTGCCGTTGAATTCGGAGTTCCAATTGTTTCTGCTACACAAACAACTCGGTCAGGTTATACAAGTTCCGACCCAGGACTTGAGGACACAAGTGAGTCTTTTGGTCTGCCAGCAACCGCAGATTTAATGTTTGCATTGATTTCTTCCGAAGAATTGGAAGAACTCGGTCAGATTATGGTCAAACAGTTGAAGAATCGTTATTCTGATCCTACACATTACAAAAGATTTACGGTTGGTGTTGACCGTTCAAAAATGAAACTGTATGATGTTGAACAATCAGCACAAGACGGATTGGCCGATGCTGGTATTACAAATCCACCTCCAGATAAACCATTGAACACTTTTGGTAACAGAGAAATGAATAACAAGAAAGACAAGTTTAATGGATTTAAAGTTTGATGAAGCCCTACATTGTGCTAAAGTATTTGAAGATTACTTTGGTAAATTTGATAGAGTTGATGACTACATGCGTGACCAGAAATTGGCCTCTTTGGCTGATTTACCGTCCAATCCACTATTTCCAATAGAAGATGATTTGTTTTCTGATTTCTCCATGCATCCAAAAGATATGGATTTTGAGGTGTGCGAGATACCACAAGATACATGGGAAACTCTGTTAAACATTACCAGTTCACATATTAACATTTCACCTGTAGGTCGCCAGATACGATTGGCTGTCATTGAAAAAAATACCAATAAGTATGTTGGTTTCTTGCGTTTGGGTTCTCCTGTTATCAATATGAAACCTCGCAATGAAATGCTAGGTCAAGTATTCACACAGAAACCGGAATGGGCAACACGATTCAATGATTCATCTATGATGGGTTTTGTGATTGTTCCGTCGCAACCTTTCGGTTACAATTATCTTGGTGGAAAGTTACTTGCAAGTATCTGTACCTCACATGAGGTGAGAGAGATTGTAAATAAAAAATATGGAATGAATCTGTGTTTGTTTGAAACCACAAGTTTGTATGGTAGTTCAAAGACAGTATCTCAATATGATGGTATGAAACCTTACATTCGTTTTAAAGGTTTGACCGATTCGGATTTTGTTCCGATGATGCATGGTAAACCCTATGAAGATTTGAGAAACTTTGTGGAAGATAAGGTTGGAGAAATTATTGATCCTGATGCTTCCAGTAAAAAACTCAAGATTACCATGAAGATTATTGCTTTAACCAAAGCTGGACTTAAAGGTAGTTCTGAAGGGACAGCATTCATGGAAACGATTGAGAAGGCTAAAGGGTTGACAGAAAAGAAAAGATATTATGTAAGTGATTATGGTTTCAGTAATATGGCAGACTATATCAATTGCAAAACTGATAAATTATCACCTGGTGAAAATTATGAAAAGCATCATTTGAAAAATTTGATTGAATGGTGGCGAAATAAAGCTTGTAATCGGTATGAAACTTTGTATAATGAAGGCCGTTTAAGAGATGAATTGGAAGTCTGGAATTCAGGAAAAGACATTCAAATCATTAGATAAATATTTCCATTTGGGGTCAAAATGGCACAACAAGGTTTTGAATATGAAAAGAACGCAGCTAAGATTTTAAAGCCGTTAGGGCTTGTGCCGAAATCTTTTGTTCCTGCTGGTGCTGGACACGACCAACCAGATTTAATGTTAGAACACAGAGGCAAAAAATCAGGATGTGAATTGAAGATTACCGCCGCATCGGCCGGTTCATTGGTTCTTAAATATGACGCAAAGAATAAAAGAAATCCTTGGTCTTTTAACAAAATTTCCGAGGATGATGCCGAAAAAATGTTTATCAAAAATTTGGCCGAAGAGGTTGGTGTTTTTGATTTAATTAAAAAGAAATGGAAAGATGTTCCTTTCAAAAGAGAAAAGGATGATTTGTTGGCACTACAAACAAAGGGCATGAGCAAAAAACAAATCTATGAAAGAGATAGAGATACATTTCCGGATATCAAAGGTGAAATACCCGCTTCTAAAATTGAAGAATATTATAACAAAAAAGATACATACTATGTAAATGTTGGAACACACGGATTTTATTTGATGGGATCATCCAATCCACTAAAATTAAACGATGTTCCAAGATTTGGTACTTCAGCAAAAGCCATTTATCGTATTCGTGTTCAATATAAAGGTAGTGATAATTATCAATTTACTTTTGAAATGCAATTTTCAATACCTTCTGCCAAAAAATCACCATACAATATTGCACCAGTAAATGGTAAAACAGTTAATATTATTAAAAATGAAATGAACTTGGGATGCTTTGCATGAAAAATCATTTAGACACATTTGATGATGATTTCGGATTCTCAGCCATATCGGCAAAAGAATATGAATCCAAAATTGCACAAGCAGCAGAAAGAGCTGCAACAGAAGCTTCTGCACCAGTGGAAGAATACAAACAAAGGCTTCAAAAATTGGAGTCCATGATTGTTCCTTTCTTAGAAAAACTAAAAGAGACCGGTGACAAAGAATACATATATTGGCCAAATCGTAAACCTAAAATAGAAAAACAAATAGAGGCAATTCTAAAACTGACTAGAGGATGATATGAGTGCAACTGTGATTATACCAACTACGGGTTCTCCGGAGTTGAATGATGCTGTGTGTAGTGTATTGAAACAAACTTATGACACAAAATGTTATGTTGTTGCAGATGGTGTTCAATCACATTCAAAAACAAGGATCATTACCGATAATTTTTTAAATAAGAAAAATCTAGAAAGATGCTTCTTACCAATTAATGTCGGCGCAAATGGTTTCTATGGGCACCGTGTGTATGCCGCATTTACACACCTAATCAATACCGATTATATTCTTTACCTGGATCAAGACTGTTGGTTTGAACCAGACCATGTAGAGAAGTGTATCAAAACCATAGAAGAAAATGGTCTGGATTGGTCCTATTCACTCCGTAGAATATGTGATAAAGAAAGTAAGTATATTTGTAATGATGATTGTGAATCTCTTGGTAAATGGCAAACATATCATGGAGTGAATCATATAGATACTAATTGTTATTGCATAAAAACATCGGTTGCGATAAAATTAGCACAAGTTTGGCACGGCGGTTGGGGACAAGATAGAGTTTTCTTATCGGTACTTGCAAACCACTTTCCTAAATTTGATTGTACCGGTTACTATACAGTCAACTATCGTGTTGATGGAAATCCAGGTTCTGTAAATGCAGACTTTTTCCATCATGGTAATGAAGTGATGAAACAAAAATATAATGGAGTTTTCCCATGGCAAAAAATTTAATCATTGGTGGTTTCACCAATTACGGAATCAACCAACTGAAACCTTGGGTTCTATCAGCAAAAGAAATTATTGGTGATAATGATATTGTTCTGTTGGCAGGAAACACAACAGAAGAAACCATAAAATGGTTGCAAAATCAAGGTGTGATTGTTGAACCAATGGCCAAATCGCAAAACGTTCCAATTCATGTTCTCCGTTTTCTTTCCATCTATGAATATCTAAGACACAATTGGGCCAAGTACCGTTTCGTGGTCACAACTGATGTTAAAGATGTTTACTTTCAACTTGATCCGTTTGATTACATTGAAAAAACAATGCCTCCCGGTTCAACTACAAAATTAATCATTGCATCTGAAGGTTTGAAATATAAGGACGAACCTTGGGGTGATGATAATCTAAAACAAGCGTATGGGCCATACATCTACGAACAATTCAAAAACAACACTATCTACAATGTAGGAACTTTCGGTGGTACTTCCGAATATGTTAAAGATATGGTGTTCAACATTTTTACTAACGCAATCAATAGACCTATTCCTATTTGTGACCAAGCAGTATTCAATGTATTGGTGAATACACAACCATTTAAAAACATTTGTTATGCAACAGATGATTGGGCTTGTGAAGCTGGCACCGTTGCTGATCCTTCTAAGATTGAACAGTTTAGGCCCAATCTATTATGTTACGAACCTGAATTTATAAATGGTGTTGTGAAAACGTTTAATCAATATATTTTCCCCATAGTTCATCAATATGACCGTGTGCCAGAATGGAAAAAGTTTGTGGCTGAAAAATATGGTCAAGAAGATGATTCTCAATTTTTTTCATATAAGGTTTAATTATGAGTGATGTTATAACTATCAATACAGAAAATAATTCATGGCAAGCTTTTCCACAAAATGATTTCGTTTGTTCTGGAAAAGGTCTTGGTGAACTTTCCAGAAAAATGATGCAACCAAAAATGTTGGAAATTGGTTGTGATGTTGGTGATACGGCAGAATTTATGATGCGTTCACATCCAGTGTTGCATTTAACATCAATTGATCCATATGAAAATTATGTAGATTGGAATGGTAGACCCCTCAATGAAAGAGAAGTGGTTTATCAAAACATGATGGAAAGAATGAAACATTGGCCAGATCGTTTTGAATTGATTCGTATGACTTCCGATTCAGCCGCACAAATTTTTAAAGATGAAGAATTTGATATCATCTTTATTGACGGACTGCACACATACGAACAACTATCAAAAGATTGTGAAAACTACTATTCAAAAGTTAAAACTGGTGGCATATTTTCTGGCCACGATTATCGCTCCATTGAAGGTGTCCGCCGTGCAGTAGATGAATTCTCCGCAAAGATCGGCAAGAAAGTTGAATTCACGGATAATGATGTTTGGTATTGGTACAAATGAGAAAGTGTATAGTATTATCAGGTCAATATAGAACATTTGACCAAACATGGAAAAACCTCAGAAACTTTATTGATTTAAATGGTCTGGATGTTTATTGCCATCTTTGGTCAACGAGTGAAGAAGAAAAGAATAATGTAATTGACCGATTGGAACCAAAACAAATATTGGTTGAAGATAACTCAATATACACAGAAACTTTCAATGCAATAGAAAAAAATATATTGCAAAATAATCCAAAAGGCAAAAACGAAGATAGATTGGCAGGCAATGCTTCTATGAATTATGGACGCAAAGCCGCATATGATTTGGTGGACAAAGACGAATATGATTTTTTAGTTTATTGTAGGTATGATATGGGTTTTAATTCCGTATTCAAATTTGACAATAATATTGAAACTATCTTAACGCCACTTGAAGAATCTTACAACTTAATTTCGGATATATTTGCCATCATGCCTATTGAAATGTCTGATAGTTATTTTCTGTATAATGAATATGAAAGACTTCAATCAACACCATGGGAACCTGAGTTCTTAGATTGGTTGAGGAATGTCAAAAAATATCCTGAGAGAGATATACAGACACATATACATACTAGATATTGCCCTCACTTATTATTAATGAGAAATATTATTATGAGCGGTAATAGTTTTGCAATCACCAACATACCAATATATTTACAAAGATGAAAATAGCATTATGTTTCTGTGGTCAGGCCAGATCATTTGAAAAGGGTTATGAGTATTACAAGAAAAATCTTTTAACATACTACGATGTGGACATTTATATTCATTCGTGGAAGTTTCAAGATAGCAATAAATTAGTTGATCTCTATAAGCCTAAAGATTATCTGTTTGAAGATAAACTAATGGGTAATTATGATTCTTTATACACAAGAACACCAAATGCACAAAAGTGGCCACCAAGATTTACATATAGTGCCTTATATTCAATGTTGGAAGTATCAAAATTAATTGATGGAAAATATGATTGGGTAATTAAAACAAGAACAGATTATGCAATTAATACTGTTATACCATTCTCCGAACTTTCAAATTCCAAACTTTATATACCAAATTGTAGAATGGTACCACAAAGAGATTTTGGAAATGACCAATTCGCTTTCAGTTCTCAAGAAAATATGTTAAAATATATGTCTACTTGGAAACATGTTGATGAATACTATGAATCTGGGGTTCAATTCATTGGTGAAGATTTAATGCAAGCCAATTTGAGAAAACATGGATTGTTTGGTGATAAACTTGTATATGTAAACATGAATAATCCTTTCCCACCGGGACCACACAACGGAACATGGCATTCTTTGATTCGTGATGATTATGAAAACTGGACACAGAATAATACAACAACTTAAAGGACATTCGGGTTCCGAGATATATCTGAAAGAATATCCTGGTGGCAGCCATTATGTTGAAAAGATTGGGAACACAGATCGTAATGTGGAACGAATGACCGCATTATATCAATTGGGTTATCGTGTTCCAAAAATCTACCATTCCGAAAAAGATTATTTGTTGATGGAATATATTCATGGTTTGGACATGAAAAACTATTTACTTCACAACAGTCTACAACATCTGTATAATTTTATCTCCGGAACAATAGATGATTTCTCCAACGATTCTGTAATGGTGGATTACACAGAAATATATCATAAAAAACTTTCTTGGTTAGATGATTGCAAAGAGATGCCATTCACCAAAAAAGAATTGATTGATAAATTACCAAAACTATTACCAAGGTCTACATATCACGGCGACTTTACACTAGAGAACATACTATACACAAATCCAGGATTCTGTATGATTGATCCTGTGACAATTGAATATGATTCTTATGTGTTTGATATCGCAAAGTTGAGGCAAGACCTGGAGTGCAAATGGTTTCTCCGTAATACAAACATCAAACTTGATACCAAATTAGAGATTTTAAATTCAAAATTAAAACATGAATATGAACAATATATTAATGATTATCTTTTGATTTTGATGTTACTAAGAGTATATCTACATACTAAACCAGGTGATTCAAACCACCTATTCATTATGAAAGAGATTTATAGACTATGGAAATAATTGTGCCAGCCGCTGGTCTTTCTACCAGATTCCCTAATATGAAACCAAAATATCTTTTGTATGATTACAAAGGCGATATGATGTTGATGAATGCTTTGAGAACCTTTCGGCAAAGAGGTTATAGAATTCATCTTGGTATTTTGAAAGAACATGAAGAAAAATATAATGTCATCAAACAAATTCAACATGAATGGTCTGACAATATCAATTATGTTGTAATTGATAAACCGACCAGAGGTCCTGCCGATACCGTATATCAAATTATCAAAGCTGCAGGAATTCACACATCCGAGATATTCATTAAAGATTGTGATAGTTTTTTTGAACATGATATTACAGAAGGAGACAACTATGTTTGTGTCTCTAAAATTTCACAACATGAAATCCTGAAGAAACTTGCCTCAAAAAGCTTTACAATTGCTAACGAAAATGGTATAATAACAGATATCGTGGAGAAAGAAGTTGTATCCGACACTTTCTGTGTTGGTGGTTATAAGTTCTCATCCGCAATGATGTATAAAAATGCATTTCAACAACTGAATACCGATAGAGAAGTTTTTGTTTCCGATGTAATTGGTCGCTGCATTAATAATCTACAGGTTTTCACTAACAAAATGGTGTCGGACTATGTTGATGTTGGTACCGCAAACGATTGGTTTGAATATAATGATAAACCAGTAATCTTTTGTGATATTGATGGCACAATTATCGTTGCACAATCTAGACTGGATTTAGAAGATAAAAAAGAACCTGTAGTTTTACAGAAGAATGTTGATAGACTATTGAAGATGCAAGAAAATGGATCACAATTCATATTCACTTCCGCAAGAGAGAACCAATACACATCTTTGACCAGAGAAATGTTATATAAGTTGGGTTTCAAAAGTTTTAATTTGATTTGTGGACTACAAAACAGTAAAAGAATATTGATTAACGATTACAATGAAGCCAATCCATATCCGAGAGCCGTTGCAATCAACCTTTACAGAAATGATGATAGATTGGGTGATTTCCTATGATTATACCAGATAAAAACCTGTTCATTGTTACTTCAGCATTGAAACCTTTGAGTGGTCATTTTGGTGACGCTGAAAGATATCAACAAACATTGGATGGCCTGCGTTCAATAAGAAAGATTGTTCCTGATGCAATTATTGTCACATCTGATGTGTCGGTTAGACCTTTAACCGAAATGGAAAAAAATAGTGTTGCAGAAAAATCAAATATTTTTGTTGACATGTCACAGGATAAGATTGTCATGGACCTATCAAACAAAGGACTAAAAAGCCTTGCAGAAAACGTATTGTTGTTCAATACGATTCAGACTTTGAGAAATTCGCCAGAAGTATCACATGTATTTGGTTCTGTAAAAAGGATATTTAAATTTTCCGCAAGAACTATACTGGAAGATAGTTTTGATATCAAAGAATATGATAATTTGTTTGGTAAATTCGTTTTCAAGAAAAGAATACCAACTTGGATGAATCCACCCACAATTTCAGATTTATTCATTACTAGAATGTATTCGTTTTGTCCGTCTTTGATTGACACTTATTTAAATGTCATTGGACAAAATATTCCACTAGTCCAACAGGGTTTTGACACCGAACACGCACATTTCCATAACATTCCGAAAGAACATTTGGTTGAATTTGATAGGTTGCATTGTTATGGATGGCTTGCTGGAAATGGTAAAATAGAGTATTATTGACGCTATATATCGTTTTCAACATTTGTTGAGTTTCACACCACACATTTAAATCTTATATAAATATACCGCTGGCAACCAAAGTGTGTTGCGTCCTAGAGGTACTATGTTAACTTTCAAAAGCTTTTTACGAGAACAGATTGATCCTGAGGAAGGCGCTAGCCGACAAATCAAACATTTAACACATGTTGAGGATCGTCCATTGCAGAATGGAGAAAAGGGTGCATTACACGCCGTTAAAGCTTTATCAGCTGCAGCCGAACACATCAAACAAGGTAAAAAGAGTTCAGAATTAACCACAAAATATGATGGTTCACCCGCAATCGTTTATGGTCATCATCCAGAAAATGGTAAATTCTTTGTTGCATCCAAATCAGCTTTCAACAAAACACCAAAAATTAATTACACGCCAGCTGATATTGAAAAGAATCATGGTCATGCACCAGGTCTTGTTAAGAAACTAAAAGATGCATTACAACATTTACCTAAAATTGCACCCAAAGAAGGTGTGTATCAAGGTGATATGATGTTTTCTAAAGAAGATAAGATGAAAACCAAAGATGGTGGAACTTCTTTTCATCCAAATCCATCAGGTTTGACATATACCGCTCACGGAACACATAAGGCTGCTGTAGATAAAGCCAAAATTGGTGTAGTCACACATCTTTCTTATCATGGTAAAAATGCAAAAAGTTTAAATGCGTCACACGAAGTTGACCATGAAAATTTTGGTAAACATTCGGATGTTTTCTCTGTTGATCCTAGAATGGACACCTCAAAGGTTCATTTTAGTCCAGAACAACAAAAGGAATTTCAAAAACATTTAAATGCAGCTCAATCGGTTCATGACACACACGGTGATGACATGTATGCTGGAACTAAAGCACACCAAGGTATTGGTAGTCATTTAGAAACATACATGAATCATACTGTCAGAACTGGTGAGGAACCCAATCATCAAAACTTTAAGAATTGGTTAGAAACCAAAAAGAATAAAGAAATAGATAAGTTGAAAGTGGAAAAGAATAAGACGGCCAAACAAGCCGAGTTAAAAGGTGATTTGGATAAGATTGAAAGAAACAAGAAACATTACAACAATCTATTTAAAATGCACGGACATTTACAGAAAGCGAAAAATGTTTTGATTGATGTTATGAATCAGCACCAAGAATTTGAACATTCACATGCTGATGAAAAAGCTAATCCAGAAGGTTATGTTTTTCATCACGGAAAAGAATCAGATAAATTTGTTAACCGTGCAGAATTTTCTCGCCGAAACTTTGCAGGCATTAGAAATATATGAAGAAGTTTTTAGAAAAGTTACAAGAAGAAGAACAGTCACTCAAACCAGTGGTGATGGCTTTTGGCCGCATGAACCCTCCAACCATAGGTCATGAGAAATTAATTCAAAAAGTTCATCAGTTGTCTAAAGATTACAACGCTCCACACCATGTTATTCTATCACACTCAATGGATGCCAAGAAAAATCCATTGGATGTTGCATCTAAAATCAAACATGCAAAACGTTTCTTTCCAAATACTAACATAGTTTCTTCATCAAAAGAGAGACCAACATTCCTGCAACATGCAGCTGCATTAAATCAGGCAGGACATGATCATTTAATTATGGTTGCTGGTTCCGACAGAATACCAGAATACGAACAAAAACTACAACAATATAATGGTCCAGGAAAATTATTTAATTTCAAAAAGATTGAGGTTAAATCTGCTGGCCATCGTGATCCTGATGCTGAAGGTGCAGAAGGCATGTCAGCCTCAAAGATGCGTGAACATGCACAAAATAACAACTTTGATAGTTTCCGACAAGGCATTCCCTCACATGTACCAGAAAAACATGCGAAAGAACTATTCCGTGATGTTCGCCGTGGAATGGGTTTGAATGAAAATACAAACCGTGGCATGTTCAAAGCCGTTTTTGTTACTGGTGGACCTGGTTCAGGTAAAGATGTTATCTTACGTGAGGCCATTGCAGAACAGAAATCAATTGAAATCAACCTAATGCAGGCTTTTGATTATTTGGCCGACAAACAAAAATTGTCTGAGAAAACGGATGATTATCGCAGAAACGCTATTCGTAGTCGTAAACCACTTATCATTAATGGTCCTGCCGACAAGCAAAATCAGATGTTTTGGGTGAAGGAAGAGTTGGAAGAACTAGGATACGACACGATGATGATTTTTGTTGAAACTTCCAATGAAGCCAGCAAATCTCGTAACGAAAAACTGACCAAAATGATTGCTGAATCCACCAGACAAGTAAAGTGGAAACAAGCACAGGAAAGTAAACAAGATTATCAGAATTCTTTTGAAAATTTCATCAGTTTGAACAATAGTGGTTCACTAGAAGAAATAGAAGAGGATATTACAGATATATACCAAAAAATCAATAACTTTATTGAAGTTAAAATTTTGAACGAAGAAGCATATTCATGGTTAGAAAACCACGGTAAGCTAAATAATAATATTCAAATGTCTTTTGTTGAGGAACAAAATTATGTTAAGAAAGATTCTAGATTTATTCAAAGGCTCAAAGAAAGTAGAGGAAAAGCATCCTCTGGACTTCACGGAAAGAACAACCCAAGTTTCCGTTCAACCGGAGGTCCAACAGCCGCAGGTCCAGGAGATATCCCAGCCGACAACAGAGCAAACGATCCAGCCGGAGACGATATC